CTTCTTTAATTCCACTAACCACAGTCGAAGTTAAGACATCAAGATTAATGTCTGCTTCCTTAAGAAGGTTATTAAACTCTTCTTTCTTTTCTTTTTTTGCCTTTCCGAGAAGACTAAAAAATTCTGTGAGTTCTGGAGATTTCATTTATCATCTTTATCTTTTTGATTCTTAATTAATTTTGATAACTCCGCTGTTGACCCTACAAATAATGCATTAGTTACATTGGTAGGGCCTTTGTTTGGATCTTGTTCAAGATCCTTCATCTTCTGTTGTAAGTCAATCAGTTTATCTGTTGTATCTGCAACTGCTTTGATTGTAGTTGCAGCAACTTCATAAGCTCTTGCAGAATCAGACTCCTGTGCTAATTCCAATATACCATTGACTGCTTCCTGTCCTTTTTCAACTAGAGAATATAAATTTGCACGACTGTACTCATAGTCCTTTTCAGAATCATTTCCCTCCGCTTTTGCAAGTTGATTCTTTCGAGTCTCCTTCTTCGGAGTCTCAACAACTTCTGTGTCTACGTTAAGTGCTTCCTCGATTGAATCAAAATTTTTCATAACTCTCCTAGATGTCTATACCTTGAGATGGACTGAACTCTTTACCATCACTAAAGAATGATGACATTTCATCAAATCCAAAGTCATCACCAAATTCAATTGATGCATTATCAGTTGCACTCAGAACACCAATACTTGCACCGTGTTCATGTTTTGCAGCAACAGTATTATCATATGCACGATAAACAGTCACATTCTGACCACTAATACTTCTGATAAACATAATCTCAGTATCAATGATAATTCTTTGATTTGCAGCAAGATCAGTTGTAGCACTAACTTTGAATGTTGTAACTTTCTCAGAGAACGCACCATCAACCACTGTCGCTTGATCTTCATCATAGTTTTGTTTTGCAGTTGGTGTTGCACTATATCTTTGAACTCTCTTCGCAGTCTTGATATTTGTACTACCATAGTAGTCAACATCAACCTTCTTGATAAGACCTGCTGGGTCATCTGCAACTGGCCCGAATAGATAAGTCTTTGCAGTAAATCCTAATGTATAAACAATCGTTCTACGAGTTTCAAAACTACCCTCATATTGGTCACTATAATTAATGCTCTCTAAAACAATCGGAACATCTTTTTTCTCACCAATTGAACTAATTAAATTAATTGTAATATTGAACGATGGTTGAAAGTATGGAACAATCTGTTCTAATATTTGTAATGCATCATCACTTAGTTTAGACATGATGCTAAGTTCAAATGAAACATTATATGGAACTGGCATATAAACTTTCTTTGCAGTTGTACCACCTTTTGCAAGAAAAGTTTGTGCTATTCCAGTTTTACGAGTTGGATCGTATTGTAATCCCTGCATTTCAAAAGATAGTCTTGGAAGAGTTATTGCAATCTCTCTTTCTAATTCTGGTTGTTGTTGAATCCTTGCCAAAAATTTCTGCATTGGGCCATAAGCCAATGGAACTTTCATCGTGCTGACATTAGTTCCACTCGCATCGGTGTGTCGTATATTAATATTATTAAAGAGAGTACCGAAACCGATAACTGTCTTTCTTAATATTTCATGATAGAAATAAGTACCTAACATATCAAAGCTTTCTAACTATTTAGAATGTACCGAACGGATTGCCTTCAGAGAAGTCTAAGATGGCATCGGCCTCCACCTCAAAGTCTGCATTATCATTATATTGATTTTGATTATATTGATCATTTGGATAATCATTTGGAGTGTCATAATCTACAGATAAGATTACATATTCCGCACCAGATTCAAGACCTTGAATCTTCTCACCAACTTGGAATTGCATTTTAGTCAACATACTGACATCAAGAGTTCGAGATCCAGCATCCCATACTTTGACTCTTGCAGTCTCTGAAGAATCTGAAGATACTTGAACTATCTCATTAAAGATATAATCACCATCTGCAATTGTGGTTGCAGCACCAATAGTAATTGTTGGTGCAACAGTATATCCAACACCAGCATTGCTGATTCTGATTGCACTAATTGTTCCTCCAACCATAACTGCCTCACCAGTTGCATCAGTTCCTCCTGATGGTGCGGTAGAAATTGATACATTTGGTGTTGTTGTATAACCAGAACCACCAGAGGTAATTGTAACTATACCTACAGAACCTAGAGTCGTGATGCCAGCAGTCGCTATACCAGTGCCTGGCACGGTTACAGTGGGTACTCCGACATAATCACCGCCTGGATTGATTAAAAGAATTCTATCGATAGATTTCGCAGTTCCTATACCAGATCTTGATGTCATGATTGCAACAGCAGTCGCATCAACGCCAGGCGATGTGCTAATCGAAACTGTTGGTGCAGCAAGATATCCATAACCATCATTCTGTAAGAATATTTGTGTGACTGCACCAAAATTAAGAGTTGTATTTGCAGTTGCAAGACTACCAATACCTGATAAAACTAATCTTGCGATATACCCATCTGTTTGAACAACTGAATCAATTGTATTGACATTTGTATCAATAACCTCATCTTCGTATTCAAAGACTTCACATGTGAGTTGATATGTATAATTTTTTCTTAACTGATAATTTGGTTTTTCAAATTCAACATATTTGATTTCAAATAGTTTTTTACCTAATGGAGAAAATAATAAATCACCCTCTCTTGGACGATTCGACACCTCATAATCATCCTCTTGTTGTTCTAAAAATGGTGCAACAGACTCTTCAAATCTCTCTCTTGAGATTACAAATGTCGCTTCGGTTGTAACTCGAACACCAAATTTTGTAAGTATATCTCCCTGTCCAGCGTATCCATCGACATTCATCAAATATGCTTCAAGAGGAAATGCCTGATCGAATCTAGATTCTGTCACCTCTTTCATAATTGTTGATGATGTCATCAACTTACGAGGAATATAATGGCACTCAAGGCCGTACATCCTTAATTGTTCATTAATTAAGTCTTGTACTAAACCTTGTTCTCCTTGAGAACCCTGTAGAAAAAACGGATTTAACATTATCCAATCATGTCAAGTGGAGGCATCTCATAATCACTTGACATCTTGGCTCTAATTTCATCAAGTTCCTTGACACCATCATCATAAATTTGACGACCATTAAGTTGAATACCGCCAGGCAACTGAACTCCTTGGAACTTAATTAAATTTTGTCCCCATTGTTTTTTACATAACGCAGTGAAATATCTCTTTAGAAATGGATCATTATATACTCTTGTAAAATCATCTGGATCTAATATTCTGAAACAGTCAATAATAAAATAATCATTAACGTTTATTTGTGCCCAATCAGCATCAATATAAAGTCGATCTTGACGAATATTGAATCTATATCTCATATTTGGATTCAATAAGAAAGTAATATCTTCAAGTTTAGTTTGAACCATTGAATATTGAAGAAGATCAATTGAACCAAAAGCATACAAATCGTTTAAAAATAACTGATATCGAATATTAAACAAACCATCATAAACAGTATCTGATCTAGTTTTAAATATTTGATTAACTCCAATTACTGATGGAGGTATTTGTATATAATTTTGATTTTCTTCAAGATCAAAAGTTGTTGATAATCCAACTGTTGAAGTTGTAGTTGTTGTCGTAATTCCTAAAGTTGAATCTCCTCCTCTCGCTTGACCTCTATCAATATCATCTTGCGTAATCTTATACTTTAAGTACATCCTTGTAATGCCATCATAATGTCTTTCCTGATATATTTGAATAGCATCATCTAACAGATCTGAGAACTGCTCATCTGCAACGTTAATTTCTAAGACAGGAAAACCAAGCTGTCTCTTTGCGTAATCTATTAAACCATCTCTGGAACTTGGTTGAGCCATTCTTCACCTCTAAGTTGAAATACCTGTTCTGACAAGCACATTACCTTCTATAATTTTAAAGAAAGTAGAACCAGAACTTACATTAATATCATATAGATATCTACCTTCGGACAAACTTCTAGTGACAGTTGAACCCATAGAAAGAGTCACTCTTCCATTTGTGTCTCCAAGTGTAACACCAAAAGTATTTGCAGTTCCAATTGCAGATTTCTTCATATTACTTTTTCCAGTATAGTTAGAAAAATCTATACTAGAACCAGCAGAAGTTTTAACCGTAAACGTAGTGTTAAAATCTGCACCAGAAAACATGGTAAGATTTACACCATATGGAACAGCGACATCTGGATCAAAAGTGATTATCTGTTGTTGTGCCATTTTTCTAATTATTTAGTTTTTGAACAAGAGTAGATAAAAGACCCTTAATGTCTCCTAACTCATTCTTCACATTATCAAGATCTTCTTTCATTTGATTCAATTCATTATTTTTATTTTCCATAACTTTTTTTCTTTGCATATATGCAAGATAAGCTTTCTTATCTCGATTAACAATCGCTGTGGAGTCTGAATCTCGATAAAGACCAGACTTCCCTTCAACTGGAACAAATTCATTCATTAGGCTAATGCGATTGCTCTAAGATCTTTGATAAGTGGTGGTTGTGCCTGATTAGTTCCAACCATATCTATCTTAATTTGGAACTTAGTAAATGGTGGTAAATCATCAATTGAGAATGTGTAATCTTTAAATTCTAAACCAACTGAAGGTGTTACTCTATCATCAGGTTTTCCGTTATTATTTGATTTATTAATAACTTCACCAAACTGATTTAAATTATCAAAGCCAGGGAATAATTCAAAGTCTCTGTCTATACTATTTTCAGTCGATCCCTCAGTAATTGTTTTAAAGAATACACGAATATCAGATCCATTCCTTCGATACGAAGCAAATTGAACTGTTATGCTTGTTGCTGGATTATCTAATCTTACAAGTTTTGAAACATAAGATGATGCAGCAGGATCTTGACCAGTTTTATTAACTCTTGAATCTGATGCAAAATCAGAAATAGGACTATTAATACGGTTTGTGGTCAATATCAAACTAACTCGATCTAAATCAACAACAGGCGAAACATTTGAATTAGTACTTGACATTAACAATTCAAGTGTCATTGACTTATTGCCAGGCAAATCTGATAATTGACGACTTTCATTTACTTTAGATGCAATCATTCGAGGAGTTTCAAAATGATTTTGATCATCAATTGAGATTGCTTCAAAACCTTGATCAACAAATGAAGCCTCTGCACCATCGATACTTGTTGCTGAAATTGTTCTGACTCTAGTGCCTACAGAGGTTCCATTTGGTGTTATAGTTTGAATGTTTGGTGTCAGTGTTTCAAACTGTACATTTTGTGATGCGGTTACATTTGATCCACCACCACGTTTTGTAGTTGAGAAGAAACGATTTGGTAAAGATCCACCATTTCTATCTTCACCATCACTATCCATATCAATTTTAATATGATAAAAATCTAAGTCTTTTGGATTTGAAACAGTTGCAGACGGACTATTCATATCATGAGTCTTATTAATTCTTCGGAGAGAAACTCCAGAGAATTCATACTTCTTAATTTCATCGCCAGAAGAATGACTTGACTTAGTTGTATTATCAATACCTCTAGTTGTAATACCAGTAATAGATCCGTCTGCAACTCCTGTGTAAGATAAGATCTCATTTCCAATAATCGCATATCCAAAGTTTGTTGTTCCAACACCAACACCCTCAAATGTTGCAAAGTTAGACGATGAAACAACAGCAATATCTGCTGAAGCATTAGTCGCATAATCAGCAGTGAGTTTTGTAGATGCAACATCGGAATCAACACCACCAATTTTAACTAAGTTATTAAATGAATGTAATCCATGTGCTCGATGATCAACTTTAAAGTGTAATCCATCATTATTTTGATCTATATCGATTGTTGTAATTGTAGATCCACTTCCGACTGTCTTTCCATCAACTCCAATAACAGTTGATCCATTATTGTATCCGATTGTTCCTATACCTGTAATAAATGAACCTTGAATATTATCAATTACTAAACTATTTGTTGCAGTAATTAATCCAACAGAAAGAACAGCACCACTACCATTTCCAAGACCAAGTGTTCCAATTCCTAAAGTGTCACCGACTGCAAAGTTTTTACCACCATTTGTAAATGTAACAACACCAATCTTTCCATTCTCAACACGAACATTACCAACAATTCCACTTCCTTCTCCAGTTTGAGTCACCATTGGAACATCAGTGT